ATTTAAAGATAAAAATTTCTTACAATTTAAAAACCGATCTTATCAAGATCGAGTTGAAATGGTAATGGATATTAATAACAAATTTAGAAAAGATCCAAGTTCCTATCATGTAAGAAGATTATCCGTTGTTAAAGATCCAGAAGCAAAATCGCGAATTATCGCAATATTTGATTACTGGTCCCAAACATGGTTAAAACAAATACATAGTATTCATTTTAACTTTTTACGGACAATACCTACTGATAGAACATTCACACAATGTCCCATAATAACTAATAAACCAGAAGGACATAAATATTATTCCTTTGACCTTAGCGCTGCTACCGATAGATTCCCAATAACATTTCAAGAAATGTTTATTAAAGAATGCTTCGGTGAGCAAACAGCTATTGCTTGGAGAATGATATTAACAAGTTTTCCATTCTATGTTCCATGGGAAGACAAAACAATTACTTATAATTGTGGTCAACCTATGGGTGCATATTCTTCTTGGTCCACTTTTACTTTATCCCACCATGTAGTATTACATTATATACATCACACATTGAATCTTAAAGAAAAATTCTATATGATTCTTGGTGATGATATAGTGATATACCATGATGAGGTAGCGAAAATGTATCAAGATATAATGAAACAACTTGATGTCGGAATATCTATACCCAAATCATGCATATCTTCAAATATGTATGAATTTGCGAAAAGAATATTCATTAATGGAATAGAAGTTAGTGGGATCCAAATAGGGGGATTGTATAACAATGTCAATAAATATCATTTACTATATCAATCGATATATGAAATTATATTTACTAGACGTTATACACCTCATGGAATGATAACAATCCCGAGTCTTTTTAGAAAACTATGGGAAATATTAGGGAAAGATAAAAGAAGAATCGAGAATTTATGTTCTCGAATCTCTCTTTTACATAGTTTTAATAAGTACCTTTTAGGAGATAAAACTCTTCTAGAAGAATACTTAATTAAATTATATCCTCATTACGAGGGACAACTTCATTTTCATGATGTTGTTAATTTAAATAACTATGTTTATCTATCCATTAATACTTCTATAGAATCTAAACAAGCAGAGTACATTAATTTTGCAGATGATCTTTTAAAATCACCTGACATCATTAATCCAGCTACTTGGGGATTTGCTGACTCAGCAGACATATGGACATCTCCAATCTGGTTCATTACTCAAACTCCTATATTTAGAAGTTT